GATCCTAAAAAAGAACAACCAAAGGATAATGTTTTGGTTAGAATGACAAGAGCAAATTATCGTTATGATATTATGGGGCACACCTTTACAAAGGAACATCCATTTATTGCAATGAAAGAAGAAGATGCTCAAAAAATCTTTGATTTGGAGGAAGGTTTCCGTTTAGCGACACCAAGAGAAGCACAAGAGTTTTATAGCTAAGCAAACCTAATTAAATGGCAGAAGTTTACATAAATAGTAATTTCCCAGTTAACACAAAAATATTTTATGCTGGTGAAATTATAGATGCAGATGGAACGGTTACAGCAGAAGTCTATGACATAACTGAAGATCCTGCCATTATTCCAGCAATTAATCCTGGAACATTAATAACACAAATAGTTGCAACAAAGTCTGAAGAAGATTTTGGCTCATACAAAATTGTATTTCCATTTTCTCTTACAACAAGAGCTAGAAAGTTTAGACTTAAATGGACTTATGCAGTTCAGTCTCAATTAGTTCATCACTACAGCACAGTAGATGTAGTTACACCGTACATCGACCTTGCCGATGCAATTGAAGATTTAGGGTTTGGGTCTGATCCTTCAGATCCAAACAATAAATCATATCATGATTTAATTATGTCAGAAAAATGGGCAAGAAATTTAATTGATAATTATACAGGTCAATCTTTTCATTTATACAATGACCTACATATTGTTTATGGAGATAACTCAGATTCATTAAGACTGCCATATAAAATTAATGAATTGCATGAGCTATATGAAAATGATATCTTGTTAGTTGACACTATTAATGATATTAATAACTGGAGCTATGACACACAAATATCCGAAAGCGGATTTGGAATTAGAATTAATAGAGCCAATATGTTAGACAATACAGTCTACACTGCAAACGGAATGATTCCACCAAGCATTAATGATACATACGGCGGTGTATTTAAAAACGGAAGCTTCTATAAAGTTCAAGGAGTTTTTGGCTGGGATGAAGTTCCAAAAGAAGTAAATGAAGCATGTATTCACTTAATGAGAGACTACTTCTCTAAAGATAAAGCATGGAGAGAAAAGTATGTTGAAAGCATCTCCTCATTCGATTGGAATTTTAAATATAACACACAAGTTTTTACAGGAACAGGAAACGCCTATGTTGACCAAATCCTTTCATCTTATGTATTAACTCAAATGGTTGTTATATAATGTTCGGAGTTGTAGATGCAGCATTTTCAATGATGCTAGATATTTATATTCAGTCTGACAATCAAGATGCAAATACTGGGGCTATAAAAAAAGAATGGCATTATGAAAAAACCCTAAACTGTTACGCCAAAGGAGTTATCAGTAATTCAGCCACCTCAAGATCTGGTGATAGACAAATGTTTAATAACAGATATGAGAATATTCAGTTTATAGAGGTTAGAACAGCTGAAAAGCTAAATGCTCGTCAAAAAGTAACAAACATTAGAACGGCAGGCGGAGAAGCAATATGGACAGAATTAGATTATCCAACTAACACACCAACCGTATTTGAAGTAGTAGGATCAACACCACTAACAGATGCCTTTGGAAGTATTCTAGGATACAACTCATCTATGAAGAGATCGGAGAATCAGCAAATTGGACTCTAGTCAATTATTGGTAACAGCGGCAAGCGGATTAGAAAGACTTATGATCAATCCGAATAAAAATAATGCCAACCTAAAGGATAGCACAGTTGCTCAAATTTCTGCAGCAATATACTATAAGGCTTCCGTTGTTTCTAAATTGACATCCAATACTGCATTTCAAGAAAAATTTAGAGAAGTTATATATAATCAATTAGAGACAGACTTTGGAAATTATATAGATGCACAGGCAAGATCGAAGCCAAAATCTTTGCACCATGTCTATGAATGGAAAAAAGTAGGCCAGCCAACTGCCAGATTATTTAAATTAAATGTTGTGGGTAAAGATAGATTATCATTTAAGGTGGGATATGAATTTTTAATGTCTTCTTCAAATGTTCCATCTGGTCGTAGAATGAAGAAATATAAATTTGCAAATAAAGCTTTTATTATGGAAAATGGAATACCTGTTAGAATCTCTCCAAAGGCCGCTGAGCGACTAGTATTTGAAACTAATGGATATACTGTCTTCATGCCTAAAGGTGTCTCTATCACCGTCTCAAAGCCTGGTGGAGGTGCTGCTACACATCAGTTCAGACTTGCATACTCAAGATTCTTTACTGGTAATTTGGCGGGAGAATCAATTAGACGATCTGGCTTTCAAAGAATATTTAATCAAGGAATGGCTAAAGCATTAAGTGTTCCAGCTGGAATTAAAAAAGTGCAATTTTCATTTTCACCAAATACAGTTAGAAATCAAGCAGACGCAGGACTACAGAAAGCATTTGGAGGAGCACTATGACAGCTGATTATAAATTAGATGCAATGCTAGAACTCCGAAAGTATTTATGGGAGTCACTTCTTACTATAGGCATATTTGACGAGAACAATTATTATAGCGACAATATTGGATCTTCAATTGTTCCAATTATTCCTGTACAGCAACAGCCAGAACTAGATCAATTTTTGAGCGGGAAGAAGCATTTGGTCTATGATAAGATAGGAATGTCCTATGAAGTAAACTGGCTAATTTGCTGTGAGCAGATACTATTTACTATTTATTCAACAGATGTTTCTGAAATCAATGAAATTAGAAACTTTATGACAGATCTATTTAGAAGAATGGATGAGTCTGCAACAGATATAAATAGATGGGACAATGTTTCAAATAAATTTAAGTTCCATAGCATTCATATTGCAGATATATCTGCTACCACCCCTTCAGAAGAACTTCAGGGTTTCTTATCGGCAGACGTAGTTCTTGAGATTAAATATTCAAGGATCACAGATTTGGTAGGCAGGTTTCTCTAGGTTGCCTTAAGGCCCAAAATGCCTTATTATTATACCAGAGGAAAGAGGCCTAGCCAGCCAAAATTTTTAAATACAATTTAATATATTTTTTTTAACAGGAGGTTTAACAACATGGCACAAGCCACAGGTAATGCTAAAAATATTCTCGTTGGTGCATCCCCACTCTTTTTGTCTATCGAAGACTCAACAGATGTCGGTTATGTAGATAACATGGAGGCTGGTTCTGCTAACGCAGGAACACTTCTCAGAAATACAAAAGTACCAGCGTTTGATTCAGCAGCATCATATATTGATACAGCAGCTGGAGTAAATGGAGCAGCTTACAGAAACGTAGGCTTCACAAATAACGGTCTTCAAATTACTTACAACCCAACATACGGTTCAGTAACAGTAGATCAGCTTCTTGATACAGCAAAGCTGTTCAAGGAGTCAATGGAAGTTATGATTGCAACAGAAATGACAGAAGGCACACTAGAAAATATTCTAGTTGTATTCGGTCAAAAGGGTTCAACACTTTCAGGATCAACACTAGGAATTGAAGCAGGTGCTCTTGGATCAGCTCCAACAGAGCGTCAACTTATTGCAGTAGGTCAAGCACCAACTGTATCAAGCCCAAATTCAGAGCGTGTTTATTATGCACGTAGAGTTCTTTCTGTACAACAGTCACAATTCTCACTTGCACGTAATACACCAACAACATTCCCAGTAACATTCCGCCTTCTCCCATCAGGAGATTCTGCTTACGCAGGTCAGGAATACGGCAAGATTATTGACCGTACTTGGACACCAGCATAATTTAATTTTTTTAAATTACGGATACCCCCATTAATTTGGGGGTTTTCTGTTTGTATTAGTAAGACCCATTTGTTATAATAATTAAGACACTATCCAAGGAGGATAAATTGGCAACTACCGTATACGATGTAGAAGTAATTAAACTACAAAATGGTACAGAAGTACAACTAAAACCACTAACTATTAAAGAGCTTAGAAAATTTATGGTGGCTATTTCTAAAACATCAGAAGCACTAACAGAGGATGCAACTCTAGACATCCTTATCGACGCATGTGCAGTAGCACTTGAAAAACAATTACCAGAATTGGTAAAAGATAGAGACGCTTTCGAAGACGTTCTGGACGTTCCAACAATCAACCGCATCCTAGAAGTTTGCGGAGGAATTAAGATGGACGACCCAAACCTTCTAGCGGCAGCAGTTCTAGCTGGTCAGAACTCGATCTAGCCGCTTTAGAAGGAGAAGTTTTTCTTTTAGGTAATTGGAAAAATTACGAAGAACTAGAAGATAATCTCTCAATGCCAGAACTTATTCAAACTTTTAAGGCAATGCAAAAAACTGAATCAGAGAAAAGAAAATTTCTAGCTTCAATACAAGGCATTAATTTAAATGAAGACCAGCAAGAAAATGAAGGTCCAACCTTCGAAGATATACAAAGAAGAGCAATGGGTATAAATGCAAGCGGGGATGATGTAGTATCACTTCAAGGAGCATTAGCATCACAAAGTGGCTTTGGTATCGGAGCAGGGTTAGGATACTCTAAGGAGTAACAACTGATAAATGGCTGATGAACAAATTGTAACCAATATAGTTGCAACATCGGATTTTTCAAGTCTCATTGCAGATGTGCAAAGGACTACTTCAGCATTATCAAAACTACAGCAAGAACTATCTTTATCAAACAAAGCATTAGCGAATCAAGCTGGCCAGATACAAAAAGCTTTCGGGGAAACCCTTAGAAGTACTGGCCAGTTTACTTCGCATTTTGTTACAGTAGGATCAGAAGTACAAACATTTGGAAAGAACTTAGATTCTGGAAAACTAAAGCTAAGAGATTATTATAGAACTTGGCAGGCTCACGCTAAAACATCAGGCGGATTAATTAGAGATTTAGCAAAACAGCAAGCTGCTTTACAAAATGCAATTGTTCAGCCATTAGGAAGAACAGCAGACGGCTTGATGAAATTCAATGTTCACGTAGCAAATGGATTAAATGAAGTAACAAACAAATCAATTATAGCCAAGAAAGAGATGCAAATCTTTAACAAGGTTATTCAAGATGGTGGAGTTCAGTTAATTAATTGGGGTAAAAATACTCAGTGGGCTGGTCGTCAATTAACAGTAGGCTTAACAGTTCCAATGGCAGCATTTGGAGCAGCGGCAGCAAAAGCATTTAGAGAAGCAGATCAAGAACTTGTAAGACTAACAAAAGTTTATGGCGGAATAGCTGCAACAAGCTCAACAGATTTAGCTCAAATTAGAAAAGATGTTGCTCAAACAGCAAAAGAATTGGCAGCAGCATATGGATCTTCTTATAAAGACACAATTTCTTTAGCAGCAGATATTGCAGCAACAGGTAAGCAGGGTAACGAGCTTCTACAATCAACAAAAGAAGCAACAAGACTTTCGGTACTTGGAGAAGTTGATAGACAAGAAGCTATGAAGGCAACTCTTGCTATTCAGTCAGCATTTAAACAAAATACAACAGAGTTAACAGAATCAATTAACTTCCTTAACGCAGTTGAAAACCAAACTTCAACAAGCCTTGCAGACTTAGTAGAAGCAATTCCAAAAGCTGGCCCAGTTGTAAAAGCTTTAGGCGGAGACGTACAAGATTTAGCATTATATTTAACAGCAATGCGTGAAGGTGGAATCAATGCTTCCGAAGGAGCCAATGCACTTAAGTCAGCTCTAGCATCTATTATTAACCCAACAAAGGTTGCTAAAGAACAGTTCATGTCATTTGGAATTGATTTAAGCGGAATAGTAAATAAAAATGCTGGAAACTTAACAGGAACAATACTAGAGATTCAAGCAGCATTAGAAACACTAGATCCATTAAAGAAGTCACAAGCAATTGAACAATTGTTTGGTAAGTTCCAGTTTGCTAGAATGAATGCTTTATTTATGTGGCTGGTCGAGAATTAGCACAAATTACAGAGTCTGCTTCTGGTAAATATAAGAGAGCAATTGAAAGCCTAAGAGCGGAACTTGCAACACTTGGAGAACAGTTCTTAGAAATTGGAACATTCTTTATTAATACTATTGATGGAATTGTTAAGTTTATTAACAAACTTCCTGGACCAATTAAAACAGCCCTAGGATTACTCGGAGGATTTACAGCACTTGTAGGTCCGCTGATTATGTTAACTGGTGTATTTGCAAACTTCTTTGGATATGCAATTAAAGGTGTTGGACACCTTAGAGCATTATTTAAGGGCGGAGAAGGATTTAGGCTACTAACTCCACAAATTATTGCAGCAGAACAAGCTGCAGGATTAATGGAGAAAACATTTTATAGTGATGCACAAGCAGCATCAATATTACAAGCAGCGTTAAAAAATCTAAATAACGAATTAATGGTATTAGAACAACGTGCTGCATCTGGCGTAATGTCAGCTCAACCACTAATATCAACAGTTGGCGGATCAGTTATAATGCCAGGCGGAGCAGGAAGAGTTGTTAATCCAAATAGTCCATTCTTAGGAAAACCATACTCAAGAGAAATGTCTCATATGATTCCTTCAAAAACTGGACAGCCAGAAACAATGTTTGGTGTTGTCCCAGGAACTGGACCAGTTAATAAAAGAGTAAGCAATAATCCACAAATTTATATGGAAGGCGATCTTCCAAAAATTCCTGGACTTACTTCAATGGGCGGAGTTTCAACTGGTGTAGTTTCAGAAGAAGCAGCTAAATGGCATTCAATGACAGCAGCACTTGCAATGCAATCAAAAGAAGAAATTGCTGCATTAAAAGCAGAAGTTGCAGCAACAGGAACAATTACAGCAAGTCTTTCTGATTCATATCAATCACTTCTTCCAGCAATGACTAATCTTACAAAAAATGCAGCGGCAGAATCCGCACAAATTGTTGCACAGTTACAGGCAGGAAAATTAACTGTTGATCAAGCAAGAGCAAAAATTATAGCATTAAATGCTCAGGTAGAAGCAGCAATGGCTTCTACAGCATCAGAAATAGCAATAGCGCAAGGAAGAACAATAAATGTTAATCAAGTTCCATTAACAAATCAACCAGTAGTTAATCCAGCTACCAAAAAGAGTAATATGAAAGAGATGTTCCACAAGACAGCTAACAGAACATTAATTAATAGAATTGCAGGAATCCTTGGAGTTAGAACTTCAGGTGGTGGATATAGCGTAGAAACAACAATTCCAAAAAGATTAAATGCAGGCGGATATGTTTATACAATGAACGATGGAAACATTGTTCCAGGACCAAATGTCAATGCAGATGTTGTTCCAGCAATGCTTACACCAGGAGAGTTTGTTGTAAATGCAAAATCAACTAGAGAAAACCTTCCATTACTAGAAGCAATAAATAAAGGTGCTTCAAGAGGAAGAGGGGAACAGTATAGAGTTCAAGCTTTAATGGAACATGCTGGAGTTCCAGTTTCAATGCTACAAAATTCAGTTTATCCAATGTCTCACGGATCTGCAAACTTAAGAACAAGAAGTGGCGGAGCGATACCAGCATCAGTATATCTTTCAGAATTTTCACAACCAGGTGCATTTAAAATGGCTAGCAGATTATTGACTCAATCTGGACATGCACCAATAACAGACATACAAAGAGAAGCAATTTTAAAAAACTTAAGTCAATCATTAAAAGATCCAAATGCTTTAATTACAGAGCAGCAACTTGGAAAACATTTAACTTCTGCATATTTAAACGCAGGAATGTCTAGAGACGCATTAAAAGTTTTAGCAAGTACTGGAGCAATGAGATTTTCATTTCCAGGAACTGGAACAATTTCAGAAAGAAGAAATGCTTTAATTTCACAACTTTCTTCAAAATATGGTAATGAAGCTAGATTTACTCCAGATCCAAAGAGTACAAATAATATTATTGTTGAGCTTCCTGGTCAAAAACCATTTAAAATAAGACACGAATCAACTAGAGGATTAACAACATCTCCTGGTGGAGTTTCTTATGAAATGCAAAGGCAAAGAATGCCAGCAGGGACAAGAAATGGACAGGCGTTAGCTTACTCACATGTTCCATTAGATGAAATGCAACTAGTTGATAAGAATCCAAATGTTCCGATGTTTCCTTCTACACATCAGACACAGGCACATAGAAGATCTTTTGTAGGAATGCCGCTTGTTAGAAAAGGATCTGGATTTGGAAATCTTTTAAGCAAAATTATAGAGGCTCCAAAGAGCGTATTGCCTAGAGGAAGATATACTCCTGGAGCATATAAAAACTTTAATAGAAAAAATAATGGTGGAATTATTCAAATGAATCAGGGCGGAATGGTTCCAGGATATCAAGAAGGCGGACAAGTTCCTCTGTCTGCTGGATACATGGCAAATTTAAGACAATCTGGTTCAGGAATTTCAAATATTGGATCAAGAGCACTTGGTGCAATGGGAAGTATGCCAGGACAGATTGGTATGTCAATGGCTGGATATGCCGCTGGAAACGCAATTGGTGGAGGACTTGGACAGGCAATCTCTATTGGAGGAAGCGTTCTTCCAATGATGATTCCTTCATTAATAAAAGGATTCAAGGGACTTGGACCAGGAATTGGAATTCTAACAAAGCTTGGCGGACTATTAGGAAGACTAACAATTCCAGGTGCAGTAATAACTGGAGTATTTTTATTAGGCAAAGGCTTAATGGCCTGGAAAAAATCTGCAGAAGATGCTGGAAAATTAAAT